GCAAAATAAATTATCAGAGTTTAATCAAGAACATATTAAACCACCACTCGATTATAAAGTCATAACAAAAACAGTACGATCGCATGAGAAAAAAGATTACGAAGGTTATACGTGTAAAGCAAATCCTATGTGTAATTTTTGTGTTAGTCATGTGTGCAAAACTAGAGAGTTTGGTATTGATGATGACCTAGAGCAAGAGTTTACAGATATAAAAAAATATCAAACAGAAAATTCTTTTTGGTTCATAACAATAGATAAGCAAATAGTTCGTGTGAGAACAGATGATTTATTTGAATACAATCGATTTGCAAAAGCTGTCTTTGATCAGATCAATGTAGTGCTACCAGAGATGTCAAAAAAAGATTGGAAACAAAGATTAAAAATTATAGGAGCGAGTGCACAAATAGAGGAGATGGGCGATGATGCTACACTCGATGGTAGATTTGATCAGCACTTGCATGCTTTTGTTAATGACCAAGGTAAGGGATTAACTCTTGATGAATGTAACTATGGAAAAGCTTTTGAGGAGAACGGTAAAATTTATTTTAAAATGGAATTCTTATTGGCGTATTTAGAAAAGCAACGGTTCAGAGGTTTTGATGCTGTAAGAGTAGCTGCACGATTAAAAGAAAAAGATGCAGAGTCCGTTGTTAGAAAAGTAGAAAAAAAGAATACTAGGTTGTGGGAAATTGGCGATGAAACTTTTAAGAGAATTGATGCGTTGCCACTACCCAAAGAAGAAAATTTAGATCAAGAGGAGAGTTTACCATTTTAAAACACTTAGATTTATTTAGTGGTATCGGTGGCTTCAGTTTAGGACTTGAAGCCACTGGTGGTTTTGAGACAGTTGCTTTTTGTGACATCGAAGAATATCCAAGACAAGTGCTGCAAAAACACTGGCCACATGTTAAACAATACAAAGATATAAAGGAGCTGAATTATGAAAGACTCAAAGCAGATGGAATTGATTCCATCGATATCATTACAGGAGG